CTCGTACTCAAACCGAGGCGGAAGGTCGATCTTCTCGATTCCCTCCCTTTGGGGCTCGGTTTCTTGAGCCTTTGGGTCGTCCGAGCTTTTTTGCGGGCTCAGCAAAGCGTCCAACCTTCGCCTCCTCGTAGAACGGGGCCAGATGGGGCACTTCCGTGTATCGAACCGTTTCCGCCCCTTCGACTAACACGTTTTCAGGGATCACCGTGCGGTCCGTGAGTATGTTCCACTGGTCGAGCAGGTAATGCACTTGGGATGTGGGGCGGCCTCCCTCGGTGATGCCGCAGTAGACGGAATCGCACGAAGCGGAATCCACCTTGCCGTCTTTCTCGATGATGATGTTGACTCGGCCTATGCGCCCGTATCGTTGGAGAATGGGGCAGCCTCCGTTGACTGCGGCATAGCATCCCTTGTTCCTGCCGTGGGGCACGCCGCACGTCCTGATATTCGGCTGATCCACCGCCATGAGTTCGGGCGGCAGCGCGTGCGGCACGTCCGAGTACTGCTTCTGGTCGATAGTTTCCACGACCAACGTATTCGAGTTGATCTTGATGAGAACCTTCTTCCCCCTCTTCGGCTCCGCGAGAAGCGGGTTCTCCAGTTCCAGATAGGTGAAGCGAGCCGCCGGAGACGTGAACGGCGTTCTCCTCGGATCAAATGCGGTCTGTGACTTCGGCGGCTCCATTGCAAACCTCCTCGCTGCGATTCTGCTACGTGAGCGTCGTGATACGGTGCTGCCCTCCCGTTGCCTGATGGAGGACCACGATCGCGTACATCATGGACGCTGCCACCCTCGTGGTGAGGGTATCAAGCACTCGCTCCATTTCGATCTTGGGCCGGTTCTTCCGGACCAGGACCATGGATTTCTTGGACACGATGAGGCACCGCATGGTCGTCGATGTCTGGACGTTAGCGGTGAAGTTGAAGTTCACTCCGAACGCCTGACCGAGATTCCCGGTCTTGGCCGAAGAGTTCTGCTCGCCGCGTACCGCCGCATTCGTGAAGTCCGCAATGCCCATGATCGCGTCCCATTTGAGCGGGTGATACCAGCCGTCGAGTTGCCCCAACTGTACCTTGTCGCCGCCGTTCGAGAGGATCTTCGACACTAGGGTCTGGAACGTGGCCGCGGTGAACTCCCCGGCCTCCGTGGAGTCGTTCGACGTGAACCCAGCAAACAGAGACAACCCGTCGATGTCGGGCTTCTGGTACAGGCCCTCGGCCAGCGCCGGGGTGTAGGCGCGGATCGTGTCGTAGGCCGCGGTGAGAAGCACGTCCTCTTGCGGCTGGACACCCGCCACGGCCACGGTCGGCGTCGCGGTGATTTCCGTCTCCGTGTTTGCCGTGTACGTGATCGCGGCTCCGGTATAGGCCGCCGCGGCGATCGTACCGATGATGGGAATGTGAACCTTGAACCCGGGGCCGAAGTAGGTCTCCCCGGTGTCCCAGATGGATTTCGTGAAGCCTCGCGTCGGATTGACCGCGTACTCCGGTTGGGAAGCCCACTGCTCGCTCAGGAGCTTTGCGGCAGTGGTTTGGGTGATCTGAGGCAACTAGGTTCTCCTTTATCCAGAGCTGTACCTGTCAGGCAAAGACACGGGACCGGACTCCTGTAGTTGTCTCTGGAGCGCGCGGCCCGCGTTCTCGATTCTCTGGGAGTACTGCTCGATGGTTTCCCCCGGTTTCCGGGGAGAAGTATCAATGCCAGCGGGGGCCGGTGAAGATGTCGTCCCCGCGGGAATCACAATTTGCGCCCTTGGCCCTGTCCTCATGGACTGGTATGGAGTTCCGTTGCCACCGGACTGTCCCCTGAACGCGCGCCAAGCGTTCTGCGCGGCTCTCTGGACACCCATAGCCTGAATCATTCCGGGTTCTGGGTAGAGTTCCGTCAGCGCGTCGTAGAAGCCCTCTGCCGAGGACTCGATTTGCTCCTTCGTCAGTCCGTTCTGTCTGGCGATGGATTGATACGCCGAATTCGCCTCCGAGCCAAGCTGGTCCACGAGTAGTTGGTATTCCTCTCGCTCCCTCTGCCGGTCCACAAGCTCCTTGAGCGTGGACTTCATCTCGTAGAGATCGCGCCGGTAGGGGTCGTTCTGTATGTCCTCTGGCAAGGGCTCAGGGCGGCGGCGAGCTTCGATCTCCTGCTCGCGCTTTCTCAACTCCTGGTCCCTGCGGCGGTTCTCCTCGAATACGCGCCGGTTCTCGTCCTGCAACCTGAGCGCATCCTGCACATAATCGGGAGAAGGCATGCCGTATTCCTCGGCCACGCGGGCCAGGGCGGCATTTAGATCAATAGCCGGTTGCTGCGCGCCTTCCTCTTGCTGCCCTTCTTGTCCTGCCTGTCCTTCCAAATCGTCTGCCACGTTTTCCCCCTGCTAGTAGATCGGCTTCTCGGGATTCAACCAGTAGTCATCGTGGAGATTCGACTTCAAGAAAGAGCCGGTCAGCGGAGCGCTTTCCGTCTCTGTCTTGAGGGAGACAATCGCCGTCTCCATTGGGCCGTTCAACGAACCCTGTACGTGCTGCGACTCTCCGATTCCGCCGGTCGGCAGAGCATCGGTCGTGGGACTCGGCACGTTGGCGTAGCCAACTCCTTGGGCGAGTGAATCGAAATAGGGAATATCAACCATTTCGGGTCCTCATGGTTATGTCTCCGGCCGAGGGACCCATGGAGATCTCTTGGCTGTTCGACGTACGAATCGTCGCATCCTCGAGGGGCGCGGGCATGTCTTGCGGGACATCCCGGCCGATCTTGGATACGTCCTCATTCACGTTATCGAATCCGATCATATCGCAGGAACGGTCCTGCTCGATGCCCTGGCTCCCGATGTTCATGGAATACTGTTGCGCCATCACATTCCCCCTGCGTTGAGCGTTGCCGGTTCTCCCTGGACCGGAGGCGCCGGAGCGGAAATGCCGGTTTCCTGTCTCAGGGCCTTGCGCTGCATGAGTTCCTTGACCCGGGCCGGATTCGCTCCGAAGGTCTCGAGCAGAATGTCCGCGTCCGGATGCTCCAGACCGCCCTGAGCTATGAAGCCCTGAAGCACTTGCTTCTGGAGTTTGTCCATCTGTGCGGCCGCGAGCGAGAGATCGACGCGGATACGCACGTCCGAAGGAAGCGCCTGCATCTCAACCTCAACATTCCTCAAGTGTGTTGGGGCTATTTGCACCGTGGCCCTGCGCTTCACGTAGAACTGCTTCATCATCTGCCACTGAATGGAGCAGAGACGCGAAAGGCATATGCCTAGCTCTGTCGCGTGCCCCTTCATGCGAATGGAGGTCCTGTTTGCGGTGACTTCTACCTCCGTGGCCGATATGGGCGGGCTCGACGCCTGCCCGGATATGTCCCCCAGGCCAGCCACAACGATGAAGTGATGCTCCAGAGCGTTTAGGCCGAGTTGCGCTGCACTCACGTTGAATCCAGTCGGCGCGAGTATGTAGGGAAGCCATTGTGCGTGTGGCGGCCCCGGTATCTTCTCGTTGGGAGTGTTCCCTAGTTGGCTAAATCCCTTGAAATCTATCGGGTAGATGATGACGCCGTTAACGCAGAGTCGGATGTAGTCGATCACCTGCCCTACCGTTGTGTTTGTCTCCTCTTGCAGGGAGCGGAGTAGCGCCACGTCTCCGAAGCCATAGAGGATTCCCGGGATGCGGAAGTGGTGGTACGCGGCCCCAGGAAAGACTTCCTCGATCTCGTAAGGGTTCTCTCCGTCATAGAGCAGATGCTTCCCAGAGATCACCATGAGGCGGCCATAGGGGTACGCCCGTTGAACGATTCTGTCGGTCTTGGTTTTGGGCGGAATCGTCACGTCCTGGAGATCGCCGCCGCAAAGGGGACATGGGTTCATGGACGTGAGGCCTTCGGGCATAGAATCCTGGTCGAAGGTCTCGCCGCAAGAGATACACCGAAGGCCCTGGGTCGCCTCCTGGAGCACGGTTTCCCTTAGCTCCTCGACGATGGCGTCTGGGTCTTTGATCCAGACGAAGGCGACTCGCGCCTTTCTCTCCTTGATGCCTTGCGAGTCAACGATGAACTCGCCAGCGGAGCCGTAGATTAAGTTGTCGTCGGTTGAGTCCTGCTTGACTGTCTCGCTCGGAGTGGCTCCCGTAGGCTGGAGATCGGGGACGATCTGCTTCGCCTTCTCGGGCCACATGCGGCGCAACTGGGACATCTTGAGAAGTGGATACCAGACCCATACGTTCGCGGTCTCGAAGCAGTCGGAATCGCAGAAGACTTCGGCTGGATTCAGTGCTTGAAGGAAAAGCTCCATGTCGCCGGTCAGTGCGTCGGGACGAGCGCTCCACATGGCAACACCGATGCCTGTCTCACTGCCCCACTGCACGAGATCCTTTTTCACGCGGTCGAAGGAGACGCGCTTCATCTCGTCCTCGATCACGGATTTGATCTCAAGGCGCTGCAACTCGGTGGAGTCTTCCCCTACGGGTTCAACCGTGACTTGCGAGGGAGAACCAGAGAGTGTTGATACCTTTGTGTCGTGGACCGCGTAGAGATCATTCACAACGCCGCGGAAGGCCCATCCTTCGAGCGTCTTGGCTGATTGGGTCCTCGCGGCTCTCCAGTGGCCCTTACCGAGGAGAAATGCGCGATATCCAGCGAACTTCGATATGTAGGGGTCGGCCTGGGCCTTGAGGGTTCGGACTAAAGCGTTGGCATACTGCCAGGCAGGCTGGTCGGTTTCCTTCTCAGGTGGGGCCGGTGGTTCCTGAACTGGTTGTTCTAGATACTGTTCCGCCATGGCGCGAATCCTGCGCCAGTGGCACGAATCGTGTCAACCGGAATTTGGGTCATTTCACCCAACTTTGGGTATTTTCACCCAATCTACGGTACGGAAGTGTGTACTTGACGCAAACGCAGTGAATAAACGGTGCGGTTCAGTTTAACGCGCTGGACCGCTACTTCGGGCGCGGGGCGCAATAAAAGGGCTCGATCCCAGGCGCAAGAAAAGTAATTCCGGGGATCGAGCCGGGCACAGCCTGTGAATGGAGTGGTTTGGGGTTGCAGCCCTTCCGCTCCATCACAGTCCTAAAATCTACGAGTCCGGTCGTGGCGGAATGGGCGTACGCGCTCGATTTGGGATCGAGTAGGGTGTCCCCCTCAAGGAAGGCACCCTTACGGGTTCGAATCCCGTCGGCCGGACTCTGTATATATCGGCCAGCCTGCCCGGTCTGTCAAGCCGAAAACTGGTGCAGGCTGACTCCCTTCTTGAGCTTGCTTAGCTCCGAAGAGTAGCGCTTGCTCTCCTTGAGCGTGCGGTATTTGGACACGAGAGGGTGCTAGGCAGCGGTTGGCTCAAGCTCTGATGCGTATTCTCGCTCGGCCTGGGTCAGGGGGCGGTCATCTATGAAGACGGTCGTATACGGGATGCTCTCGCCAAGCTGGAAGGCCTTCCACGCAGTCAGTCCATGCGTAGCCTCGCTAAGGTCGGTCGCGTTGGCTCCCTTGCAGATCTCGAGTATCTCATCCACCAAGGCGATCTCATCCCCAGAGAACGCCGAAAGATCTGGCTCACGAATAGCCATTAGGCGCTTCTGCTTGCGGCCACAGAAGACCCGCTCGACAAGAACGCTGTCCTTTGACTCCATCTCTTTCTGAAGAGGAAGGAGTCTCCTAGGGGCGGGTCCAAGCTCTAGCTTCTGGTAGTCCGCGCCTGTGATTGGCCGACCTAGCCTCAAGTAGGCGAGGAAGTCTGAATAGAAGAGGATCTTGTTGAGCTTTATGGCACCAAAGCGCGGGTCAGCCTCCGACTTCCGGGCGACATAGAGCATCAGTTCCCGGAGCTTCTTGGTGTCCTCTGAGAATTCGAATTTGGTTTTAGCGGTCATTAAGATAACCAGCCCTATAGAGCAAGGTAAACGGCTTCGCAAGTCCTATTTTAACATGCAAAAAGTAGGCCCGCAAGGGCTTTGATGCCCCAAGCGGGCTCACCGACTCAGAAGGATCAGCTAAGTCGATCTTGCGTCAAGTATATACTTCCGCTACGGTATGAGCGCTCCGGAGTTGAACCTAGGTTCCCACCGAACGGCAAGCTTGCCAATGGGGGGCCAGTCATAGATGGGCTCCTCGTAGTGTATGGCGAGGGCGATGCCTGCGGCCACTACGTGGTCGTCGTGTTTCCCGTCTGGGTGGTCGGGCCGCCAGCCACGCTCCGTCTTGGTGGACACCACATTGCACATCTCCTTCAAGAGATCGAAACTAGGCGCCCACTTGCCTTCCCGGAGCGTCTTCGTGAGGGAATCGAAGATGCGGGAGCGGGTACCGCCCCCTTGCCCGGTGTCCGTGGTGCGCCAGCCTAGGCGGTCCGTAGGCTGCGCTGTGGTCTTGTCCCAGGTCTTGGCATAGTAGAGATTGTCGTAACTTCGCACCGCGCCTAGGGCTGCACCCCCGGACTCTCCGTTGATTTCGACGGCGAGCTTGGCGTTGTTGAAGTACTTGCAGCTTGGGAGCACCACTTGGAGAGCGAAGAGATCTGGGTCCATTTGATTCGAGGAGGCGTAGAAAACCTCGGATAGGTCGTTTCGGTCGAGCACCACAAACGCTGAAAAGTCTTTCCCGACTCCCGAAGAAGGGTCCCATGCAGCAATGTACTCGTGCCCGGATTCTCGGGTTCTGAGGATCGTTCCCGGCCCTTCCGGATCATCCCGCGGGGCCACTTGATCGTAGGCACCTCTCTCCATC